CCTGTGGCCGGCGCTGAAGGGTCTCGTCCCTGACGAAGAGATTCAGACGTACACAATCGAAGCGGATACCTCAGCAATGCGGGTTCGTCCCAACCGCTCGAAGGAGTCTATCGAGCTGTTCAACCTTGGAGAGCTTTCCGCAGAGACCATGCGCAAGGAGAACGGATTCGACAAGATCGACGAGCCCGACGCCAACGCCCGCAAAAATTGGTTACTGTCAAAGATCGCGACAATGGCGACTACACCGGCAATGGCGGCCACGGCCGCGAGGGCCCTTGGGGTCCAGTTGCCGGTTGAGATAAGCAAGGCTGGGCGTGAGAAAACTCCCGACCCGTCACTTGATGACCACCCCGATAGGACTGCAGTGCCTTCCGATGCGGAGAAGCGGGACCTCGACGTGGATGCTGAGCGTAAAGCAAATACGGCTGCTGTCGCTGCCGCAGCAGAGCAGATTGTGTTCCGGGCATTAGAGCGCGGTGGTAACAAATTGAAGAGTCGGATGAAGTTCGTCAAGGAGGGTGTTGCGCCCTCGGAACTGTACCTGTTCCGACAATCATCCGATGCTGAGGCGTCCTTCATGCTCGAAGGGTCTTTCGACCACGTGCAACGTTTCACGGGACAATTTAGCGTTAGTGGCGAATGGCTGTCGAGTAGCCTCGAGGAGTATTGCCGTGGACTCATACTAAATCGCGAGCCCCATACAATGGAGCGCCTCACTCGGTCGCTCAGGACGGAGAAGGTCAATGCCTGATAACATCGACGGCGTAGTCGTCGTCCTGCTTCCCTCGGAATCGGACCCTATCGCTAGCGCCTCTTCCGAGGAGATTGCTCACGTCACGATGGCCTGGCTTGGGAAGATCGACGAGTTTGACGAGTCGGCAACTGACGCAATTCTTGCGGAACTAAAGACTTATGCCGCGTCAGCGGATGGCCCCATTACCGCGGCGGTCGATAGTCGTGGTCCGCTTGGTGACGACGATGCTGACGTGGTCTTTCTCGCTGGCGATGGTCTCATGGGATATCGCGAGGGCCTTATTGCGCTTGAAGCTGTCGGCGTGGCCGTAGGTGCAGTGGAACAGTTCCCAGACTGGAAGCCTCACGTGACTCTGGGCTACCCGGATTCCGCGGCCGCCGAGGAGTACGAGAGTGAAGAGGTCGTGTTCGACAGGCTCGCCTTGTGGTCCGGGGACAATGTCCACGATTTTGCTCTAGGGGAGGCTGCCGTCAACGACGAGGATGCGGAAGAGCCGTCAGGTGAAGATGTGCCCGAAGAGGATCTTGCCTCTGAGATGGTAGATATGTCGGCTGAGCCCGTGCCCTGGCATGGCGTTCTGGCTCCTATTGAAACCATGTCGGGCGATATGCGAATCTTTTCCGAGGACAGCATTACTGCTCGAGAGTTTCCTCTTCCCCTTAAATGGATGAAGCAAGATAAGGATGGTCACGACGACTCCATTGTCGTTGCCAATATCACGAAGATTTGGGAAGAAGGCGGGCTGGTACTCGCAGAAGGCATGTTCGCAACAACGCCCGAGGCTGAAGAGGTTATCAACCTTCGCGTCGAGAACATGGTTCGTGGAGTTTCTGTTGACCTTGACGCCGCTGAGTCGCAGATTGAAGATGAGGATGGCAATGTGCTTTCGATGGATGACCCCATCGACGAAGACGTGAAGATTGTCCAACGAATCATCACGGGGCGAATTGCTTCTGCCACGATTTGCGCCATCCCAGCATTCCAGGAAGCCTATTTTGATATTGGCACTTGGGAAGAGGCCGTCGCCTCTGACGAAGAGTGTGTGGACTGCGAGGACGAAGAGGAGCCAACCGATAGCTCACCTGTGGAGGCTTCAGCGGGTGCTGAGACATTTGCTCCCGGAACACGTGACGGGCCAGGTTGGATCACGGACCCAGTCCCGACTGCACGCATCCGCAAGTACTGGGTGCGAGGCAAGGGTGCCGCAAAGATTCGTTGGGGTCAGCCTGGCGACTTCAATCGCTGCCGAACGCAGCTAGCAAAGTACGTGCAGAACCCGCAGTTCCTTGCGGGCACATGCGCGAACATGCACAAGGAAGCCCTGGGCGTTTGGCCCGGCGGCGAAACAGGGAGGCACAGTGTGGACGAACTTGTTGCTGCAGGCGAAAAGATGAGTCCTGCGTTTACGATGGTCGAGCCGGTTGAGGCTATGACCGCGGCGGTAGAGAGCCGACCCCATGACTGGTTCTCGAACCCTGAACTCAAAGAGCTAACCCCGCTGACGATTACCGCTGATGGTCGGGTATTCGGACATGCCGCGGGCTGGGGAACGTGCCATGTCGGCATGGACAAGTGTGTGACGGCACCGAAGTCTCCTACCAACTACGCTTACTTCCATGTGGGCGCCGTGAAGACCGACGATGGGGAAGTCCCTGTCGGCCATATCACCATGAACACTGGACACGCCGCGTTGAGTCTGAACGCAACAAGCGCCGCCGCTCACTACGATCACACGGGCGCTGTGGTGGCCGACGTGAGTGCCGGCGAAGACAAGTACGGCATCTGGTTTTCGGGTGCGATTCGTCGAACAGCATCTGACGATCAGGTTGAAGCGCTACGTGCGGCAGGGATCTCTGGTGACTGGCGTCGAATCGGGGCGGGCATGGAACTCGTGGCAGCCCTAGCGGTAAACACGCCTGGCTTCCCGGTTCCACGGACCGCACTTGCGGCCTCTGGTCTCAACCAGGACGCGCTTGTCGCAGCGGCAGTGGTCGCTAATGGTGAGACAAATCAGGATGATGTTTTGGGTGAGATGATCGACCGTGCGGTGCGAACTTATCGGGCGGAAGAGGCGAGAGAGTTGCGAGTCAGCGGGCTCCGCGCACAGTTGAGTAAGGACAATGAGGACCGCATGGCAGACCTTCGTGCGCGACTGGAAGCGGAGTAAAGATGCCCTGTAATTGCAATAAGTCGACACCGAAGACGACCATCTACCAGGTTTCAAACCCTCAGGGGTCGAAGTCTTTTTCGACGGAATCTCAAGCGAAACTCGAGGTGGCGAAGAATGGTGGCAGTTACAGAACTGTGACTAAGTAATTGACAATAGCCGGGCCCTCACAAAGGGTCCGGCTTTGTTGTGTCAGGATGGGATCCACGGAAAATTGCCAGGCACATGCTTGCGCGAACCCCCTCTACGTGTATTCTTTAACCAACACGGAACCCGCCGGGCATAGCTCGCGTGTAGGAAGACCTATCCCTATACGACCCCGACAGGAGTTCCAAGATGTCATTCACCATTCCTGAGAACCTCAACGAATTGTCCGTTGACGAGATTCTTGACAGCATCAACCTTGCCAAGACGGAGGCTAAGAGCCTGCTTGGCAAGGATTCCCCCTCTGATGAGGAAGTCAACGCAGCTGAGGAAGCCCTCAAGTACGTTGACGAGGCCAAGGGCCGCATCTCTGAAGTTCAGGCTGCCGCAGCTGAGAAGGACGAGCGTCTTTCCACCCTCAAGGCCAAGGCTGACGAGGAGGACGAAGAAGCAGAGGCTGAAGAGAGCCCCGCTGATGAAGTGCCGGTCGACGAAGCTCCGGCTGAGGAGGCTCCGACCGATGAGGTCGAAGAGGACGAAAAAAGCAAGGAGCGCCAGGCGGTAGCCGCGAGCGCCGCAGTACCCACCAAGTCCGCTGCGGCACGAGCCAAGGCAAACTCCAAGGAGCCGGAGGCCCCCATGAACCACAACGCCGTCACCATCACTGCGGCGGCAGACATCAACGGCATTACGGCTGGTGCCACCCTCAAGGACGACGTATCGCTCACTGCGGCGGCCATGAAGCGTCTTCAGTCTTTCCCGCGGACCCGTCAGGGCGGCGCGAATGGAATCCAGATGCGTGCCGGCATTGCCACAGTTGACGTTGGTGCAGCTCGTACCGACGGCATGTTCCAGGGCAACGCCGACTACACCGACGATCAGGCGGTCCTCACGGCAGCGGCCGGCGAGAAGCGTCTCAAGTCTGACCTCGGTTCGGGTTCGCTGACCGCGGCCGGCGGCTGGTGCGCCCCAACAGAGACTCTTGAGGCATTCTGTGACGAGGTCTCGACTGACGGAATCCTTGACCTTCCGTCGATGACTGTGAAGCGTGGCTCTGTTCGCTACACGAAGGGCCCCGACTTCTCGGCAATCTTCGACAACGCAAACGGTGACTGGAACTACACGGAGACTCAGGTTATTGCGGACACCGTGAAGCCGTGCATCGAGGTGGAGTGCCCGACCTGGGACGACATCACGCTCGACGTCACCGGCGTTTGCATTAAGGCCGGCATCCTGACCAACGCGGCTTACCCCGAGTTGGTTCGTGCCTACGTGCAGAACGTCCTCATCGCCCACCAGCACAAGGTGGCTTCACGCCTGTACCAGGGCATCGTTGCAGTTTCGACCGCGGTAAATATCGCGGGCGGCGTCACTGCAACGGACGGCATCGGCCACCTCGAGGTAGCTGCCAATCTTCTTCGTCAGAAGAAGCGCATGGCGATGGGCACCACCGTTGAGGTGCTCTTGCCGTTCTGGTACAAGAGCGTTATCCGCGGCGACGTTTCGGCACGCACAGGCATCGACATGCTGAACGTGTCGGACGCCACCATCACGTCGTACTTCGCTACCCGTCAGCTTGCGGTGCAGTGGCTGTACAACACAGGTCAGGACATCGACCTGACGACCGGGACGCTTTCCCTGCCGGAGACCGTCAACGCTGTGATGTACACCGCAGGTACGTTCGTGAAGCTGACGAGTGACCTCATCACCATCGAGGGTCTTTACGACTCGACAAACCTGTCCACCAACACCTACACCGCTCTCTTTACTGAAGAGGGCTGGGCGTTGGCGAACATGTGCGGCGATGGTTACACCGTAGAAATCCCGACTTGCGCCTCTGGCGTGACCGGCGCGGCGAACCAGACCAAGTGCCTCGTCCCCGCAACGGTGGTCGTCTAACAAGCAGATAGCCGGGGGTGATGAACCCGTCACCCCCGGCATCATCTC